CAGAGCCAGGGGAAAAAATAGGTGCAGATAAAAAAACAGATCTAGGAGCTGAGCCAGGGGGAGTTCTTCCCAAACCTTCCTTATATCTTGCCATTGCGCCTGTAGCACCCTTTTTTTGGGAAACTTTTTCTTTTTTTATTAGTTTCTTAGACTTTCTAGCAGGTGCGTTCTGCTTGCGCTGTTTCAGAATTTCCACCAATGGAGCAGTCGCAAGCCTTGCTTGTTCAGCAATAGCAGGATTAATTCTGCGCACTGCCTCTAAAGCGACACCTATGGAATGCTCCTTTTCTTCAATGGAAACACCAGGTTTTGCGATTATTCCTCTTACACGAAGTAAAATACTACCTAGTTGTTGTTCTATACGGTGACTACGTCTTACAATAGGCCCTACTTCCGCATCCATTCTACTCAAACCCAACAAAATAATAGACCCTGCGTACCTTTGCCAATAAGTCCCAAGCAGGCAAACAATAGATGGAAGAAACTCTCGCCACCGTCCTCCAAATAAACAATCCCTTCGCCAAACAACAAATTGCCGAAGGAATCAAGGCGTGGCCAAAAGACACCGCCACCTGCCTCAAACGAGCCACCACATTCCAAGCGCTCCGAGAACATCTCGGTGCCAATCCCCAGGCTTATGAGGAAAGCCGGACGCATTTCACAAATCTGGAGACAGCAGCCAAAAAGCTAGAACCTCTTCTCCGAGAACCTACCGATGTGGAGAAAGAGAGTTACTCCCAAGTCTGTTTCCGAGGAACTCCCTGGGCCTCCCTCAATACAATACCCTTCGCTCTCATCGCACTTTCCTTTTACAAATCCTTCATTGTACCCGGATTCAGCATTATTCTACCCATCATTTCCCTAATACTGCCCTTCCTTCTTCTCCGCATGTCGTATAATATACCCATAACGATGGAAGAATACGCATCCATTCTCTGGCGCATGTGGAATGGCCAGAAGATGCCTATGACACCGGAAGAGATTCTTCAACCACAGTTAGCTGTTCCTCAACCACCCCAAGACCCCATAACGAGAATTAAGACCCTCGCACAGAATGGCTGGACGCTATTTGCCGTCGGCCAGACTATTTGGCAACCTATTCAACAGGCAAGACATTTCATGACGCTAGATGCCGATTGTCTGGCTCTCGGGAACTGCTTGATTGGTGTAAAAGGGATTGGTTTGGAGTTGACCAAGGCCTGGAAAGCCTGGGTGCCTGGCTGGTTGGCTGGGTGGTTGGCCGAGTGCCCCGATGACCCGAGACAGGCCTTTGCATTCGCGATAGAGACACCCTTCTGGTTGCGCCACACCTTCCGGGCTCTGGGACGGCTGGAAGTCGTGCTGGCTCTCGCGGGGCGCGAAGATGTTACTTCGGCCGAATTCGTGGGCTCGGCGAAGCCGGTGCTCGTCTTGAAGCGCTTCGGCGATCCGAGTATTCCTATGGACCGGCGTGTCCTAAGCTCGGTTGGGCTGGGCGGCCGCGGGAAGGCCCACGCCATCCTCACAGGCCCCAATCGCGGGGGCAAGTCCAGTTTCCTCCGAGGCGTCATCATGAACGTGGTCGTGGCCCACTGCTTCGGCGCGGCCTTCGCGGCCAAAGCCCAGATGACCCCTTTTACATGGATCGCAGATGGTATGAGACTTGACGACACGCCCGGCAAACAGAGTATGTTTGAGAGGGAGGTGGCATTTGGAAGTGCCGTGCTCGCCAAGGAGGGTGGGCGGGGCCTGGTGTTATACGACGAACTTTTCCACAGCACAAATCCTCCGGACGCGAAGAGGACGAGCGAATTGTTCTGTAATAGTCTCTGGAAGAAGGACAATTGTCTCAGTATTGTGAGTACCCACGTGTATAGCCTGGCTCGTTCGGCACCGGCCGAGGCTGTAGACCAGATGTGCGTGGCCGCGTGGAAGGGGGAGGAGGGAAAGCTGATGTTTTCCTACAAGATCCAGAAGGGCGTGTGCGAAGTAAGTAGTGTGGATTTGCTTCTGAAACAGTTTGGACTGGTAAATCGCGTATCCCCGAAAGAAAATGAATCCTGAGTTCCGACCAGAAATGACGACGCTTCTGGGAGATAGTTTGACCGTGGGCATTGTGCTCGCACTTGTGTTTGGAGCGGTTTGCTTCTATTTGTACAGCCGTATGAGCCAGAATGAGAAGCGCGTGGGTCTTCTGGAGAATCTACTTCTTTCCCTGAAGATGAGCACGGAGGCCAGTTTATTCGGACCTGATATGGTGGAGCCGACATCTAGCCCGGCACCGCTGAGTTCTACCGACGTGGAGGAGGTGACCGAGGAGACATATGCCGATATGTTAAAGGGTATGGGCTCTACGGCTGCAGCTCCTGCTCCTGCTGCTCCTGCTTCTGCTTCTGCAGTTACACCAGAGGAGAGCGTCTCCGACGAGAAGGCCGCGGAGGAGATGTTGCGCTCGCTGGACACGCGCAAGATGGACGCGAACTACGAGTCAATGAGCCTGAAGGAGCTCCAGGCCCTCGCCAAGCAGCGGGGTTTGGCGGGTAGCGGCCAGTTGCGCAAGCGTGAGCTGATTGACACCCTGAAGAGACAGGGTGAGGACGCTCCTTCTGCTCCCCAACCTCTTCCGACCGTGAATGAGTTCGCTGGTGCCGTGGCGGGTGAGGTGGGATTTGATGTGGAGCTGACGAATGCGTGAGTATTCTTGTTCGCCTGATGTAGAAGTCCCGATGGACGTCAATGGATTTCGTGAACCGCAAAGCCCCTGGTTTTTTACACAGCCCTCCGAGTATCTCGTAGAGACACGTGTCAAAAACCACGAGGCTCCTCTAAAAGTCACCGAGCCGACGCCCGATAATCGCTATAATGGCTGGGCAGCGCGCATGGAAGACGGCCGTCTTCTCACGGATTACCGCAACAGATGTTCCCGGAATATTCCTGCCGGCAGTCAGTTCGCCACGCGCCGTTGGATGCAGAACAATGCGAGTTCCATTATTAATCTTTCGCGCAGACGCAATGCCGAGGCCACGGGAGCAGGGCGCTCTTATATGCCGACCGAGCCTGGGCCAGCAGCCTATGTGAAATGTACCCCGGATGAATGCCGTTATACGCCCGTGAGTGATCTCGGCGTTGGTGTGAAGCGCAGTGAATACGTGCCCGATTTATTCGGTACCTTCGCGCCCTCGGCGCCCCACTCCAGCATTGATGATAAAGAGATGCTCACCATGCACTATGAAGGAGGTCGCAATAGTAAGCGCGGAGTAAAGACGACTATTGGGAATCGTTAACTCATCAAATAAAAGGCGGTGAAGATACAATCTAGTACGAGCGCAGCTGCGCAGAAGAGTCCCAACACGTACTCCATAAAGGTTTTATGTTCTATGTTGTGGAAGTAAACTACGAGAGCAATGAAAAAGGGAATGGCGAGGATATCGCCGATGTGACTGGCCTTGCGGAAGAACAAGTTCATATCTAAAGTAAAGCAAGCTTCTTCTACAGATAAGGCATGCCAGAGCAGACAAAAAAGAGAGTTCTCGCATTTGACATCGGCATTAAAAATCTTGCCTGGTGTTGTGCGGATGTTAGCTCTGCTTCCGCTTCTGCTTCCGCGGCCATACAAGGCTGGGCGAACGAGAACCTAGTGAGTGGCGAGACGGCCGAAGAAGGCCAAGAATCCGATAAATGCTCTTCATGTGCGAAGAAAGCTGGCCACGTCTTCCTACCCACTGGCCGTAGCTACTGTGTTCGCCACGCACCTCCTCTTACACCTGTTCTCCGCGATTTGTCGGGCAACGTTCTAAAAAAAGTACCTGCCATGGGCATTCTCAAAGTCCTCGCAGAGCGTCTCGGAGCCGATAAACCCACGATGAAAACCAAACAGGCCACTGTGGAGTTCCTAGAGAAGCATCTGTGTTTTCCGAAAGTCAAGGTGGTTGTGAAAAAGGTGGAGCTGGCCGATATTCACGATGGAATGCGCGCGTTTGTTCTCAAGAACGCGAAACTCTTTGGCTCTTGTAACGAGATTCTCCTGGAGAATCAGCCCGTGTATAAGAATCCTGTGATGAAGAGCGTACAAATGATGTTGTTCGCTACTCTGCGCGATCTACTGCCTGGTCCGCCGGCCGTGCGCCTCGTACACGCGGGCAGGAAGACGGCGGGAGCCACGGGAGGTGATGAAGGATACACGGAGCGCAAGGATATGTCAGAGGCGAGAGTGGTCGCTGGATTTACTGGCGGGAAAATTGTGAAAGAGGGTGGAGTCGCGTGGTTCACCGCGCAGAAGAAGCGCAGTGATTTGGCGGATTGTTTGTGTATGGTGTTGGATTCTGTGTAAAATCTATAATAGTATCTAGAAGATGGGAAGGCCAATTAGAAACCCTACACCTGCGGATTGTTATCGTATGTTAAAGAGTTTTTGGGTTATTATTATACCATTATCCTTGGCCGGTATTATTCTTATAGGATTACTTGCGTATGAAATGCGATATGAAGAATCTCTAACAGATGAACAAAAGAAAAATATATTTTATGGTGAATTATTCCTTTCATTTCTATTTGGTTTTACAACTCCATTTATTATCTTAATCATTCGCGCATTTATAAAAGATAAAACCTACAAACAATACGCATCTGGTTTAACAATCCTTTCGACGATTATCAGTATGGTTTATAATCTCACTTTTTTGACATTAGGAGCATGTACTAATATGCTCTAACATAAAAAATTGATTGCACTCATCCACAGGACTACTAGTCCCGCAAATCATAATGGATACTTATACTTTTGCACTCTATAGCGCAATCCTAATTTACTGTTTGGTTTCTTGGTTAATCCGATTTAATATTAAAGATATTCTACTTTCTTTGGAAGATGTTATTTCTATAAAGGTAAACGACTTGTCTGAGAAAGTAAATGCGCGCATCGATATACAAGAAGATAGTGTGGGGGAGTTAAATGTGCGCGTAGACAAGATCTATAACAAACAGAAAAACACATTTCAAGCCTGGACGGGATATTTCGAGTATAACTTTTTGGGGAGGCGTGTAGAGGGATACGTAGAGATATTGAATACAAGTCTATTCACACAGAAGGAGAATGAGGATTGGATGAATTCTGTGGAAACTTCTTCACGTGACAAATACTTAATTATGATGGCAAATGATAATAAATATATGAAACGCACAAACAATAAAACATGTTATATGGAGTGTACTGGATGGAATAGCACTGTAATTTGCAGTGTAAAGATTTATGAGGGCTATGGCCTATTTATCCGTGTAGAAGAGGCAATGGAACATGCTCCCAAAATTGAGTGGAAGCGCCGGCTCATTTCCTCTTAGGCTTAACGCGCGTTTTCTTGTCCAAGGTTTCTTATATTATTTGGATATATTGTATATTTATGAGAGTTATTAAATAATCCAAATCCAAGCGCTTTATTTTGCTTTTGATTATTAATTACCGTTTTATTATCTTTTATCTGTACTAACGGATCCTTGGAATTTGGTGAACAATGTGTGTATGAGAATGCCCCTTGTCCTTTTAAGAAATACTTTGAATAATTCAGCAGTTCCGCCATTTACTAGTAGGCGTCAGTATTTTATTCTAAATAAAAGGGCATCTGTCTGTGTATATCACGAAGCAAGTTCCGGAGCCCGCTCTCGTCAATAACGGGCTTAGATGCCTCCGCCTCCGCCCCAAAAAATAGTTCATACAAGCCCTGTGCAAATGTCTTATTTTGGTGTACCTCAGTTCTCTGACGCATATCATTCTCCTCCAGTATTTCTTCAATTACCCATTTCTGTCTCTGCATCAACTGTAACTCCTCAGCCTTGTTTGTTGAAGCGCTAATATTGTGCTTCAACCTAGCCGTCTCCAAAGCGTACCGCAGATTCTCCCATCTCTCACTATCACTCGGTGACTGCAAATCTCCAAGGGGCTCTCTCGCAAATCTACCTTCTTCCTCAGCCATTTTTTTAGAGTCATGCCATGTTTTGTTTCTGTGTAATAACTCGCGAAGCTCCTTATTATCCATGATATATAGTATATAGCACTATAAATTTAGACCCCTTACTCTGCTGATAGTAGCAGCCGATGCGTAATAATGAAAGCCTAAAAAGCGAGACAAGACGAAGAACAGATGGCGGTCAGCATCGCAGATATGGAACGCGTGGCACTGGGAGGAGATTCCCTCCGGTTCGACGATGGTGGCATCGGGAATGTGATTGAGCTCGGAGACCTTAACGACGACCTCGGCCTCAATATGTTGATGAATCCGAGCAAGACGGGCGGCTACGGTGGCGGCGGCAACGGAAGCAGTGGTATGGTGACCGCCGTCCCTGATTCCTCCCGTACAATTAACATAACCTCTTTTACACCTACCCCGCAACCCTCTTATTCTGGCGGTGGCGGCAGAATAGGCATTGATGCCACGCCCCTTGAGCCTCTGGAGCCGATTGCCTTTGACTCCGCTCCTATTGACATGAATGAGTTCGGCGCTCGGCCCATAGATGTAAGTGTAAAGAAGGATAACGGCGGCGGAATGTTCGGCGGTCTCTTCGGAAATTCCCAGAGTGCTACGGGTCCCGGTATAACACTGGCCACTGCGCAAAAGGATCCTGAGGCTGAGAAAAAGGAGAAGACCGAGTTCCTGAATAAGCTTCAACGCTTGGAGCAAAAGGGGTTTCCTGTTTCTCGCAAGTTCACCATGGACAATTCTCTGGAGGAGGTGAAGGCAGAGTATTTCCGCCTAGTGGATGCTCGCAATTTGGAGACGAGCATCAAGTTCCAGCGCCAGATGCTGATGGGAGCCATTACTGGCATGGAGTGGCTAAATGGGCGCTTTGACCCGTTTGACATCAAGCTTGATGGCTGGTCCGAGTCCGTACACGAGAATGTGGAGGACTTTGATGAGATCTTTGAGGAGCTGTACGACAAATACAAGGACCGTGGGAAGATGTCGCCTGAGGTGCGCCTCATGATGGCGATCGGTGGCTCGGGCTTCATGTGCCACGTGAGCAACTCCTTCTTCCGTAGCAAGATGCCCACGATGGATGACGTGCTCAAGCGGAATCCCGAGTTGGCCCGGCAGATGGCGGCGGCGGCTGCCTCGCAGGCTGGTCCTGGTTTCGGCAACTTCATGGGAATGGCGATGGGTGTTCCGCAGCAGCAGCCGCAGCAGCCCCCTAGCTATTCGGCGAATGGCGGGCCTGGGGCTTTCCATCCGGCCACGGCAATGCCTCCCACAGGCGCCTTTTATGGCGCTAGCGGAGGCATTGCCGTGCCTTCACAGGAGTTTCTAGCGCAGCAACAGAGGCAGACGGCGCGTCGTGAGATGTCCGGCCCTACCGGCGTGGACGATATCCTGCGCACCTTTGAGGAGGTCCGTCGCGCCGAGAACGATGCTGCCTCCATGCCTCCTATGGCGACGGGGTTCGCCACTCAGCCCGCGGTGGCAGCAGTGATGAGCTCCTCGGCCTCAGCTGTCTCGGCAGAGGACATGATGAGCCACGCCGAGTCGGCCATGACGGGCGGTACGAGTGGCCGGCGCAGGAGACGCGCCCAGCCTCCTGTGGGAAATACGCTGTCGCTGAATGTGTAAGTTGCGTATATAAAAACGCCGATTATATACAATTCCATATAAGAATGTCATTAACAATCTTATATGGAATCAAAGAAAACAGACGCGATGTTACTGACATATGTTTAACACAATTCAATAAGAACAATATAATCACTATTCCGGCGGGCGATATTGTAAGAGGCTCTTATTTCGGCGATCATTTGGTGGGAACTGTAAAAAAGGTATTCATTATATTGAATGGCAATGAGACAGAACATATACAGAACTACTCTATAACAATCAATCTGGGAGACTATACACTGAGTACACCCATCAACCCAGAAGCTATTCACGAAAAACTAAATAATATACATAGGAATTTAAAGATACAAAATGGCAGTTTGCGCGATGAATTTCCAGAGCAGAAAATGGCGGTCAGTTATTTAACAGGTAACGAGAAAGTCTTAGAAATCGGTGGTAATATTGGCCGTAATTCTTTAGTGATTGCGTCCATAGTAAATAACAACAATTTTGTAAGTCTAGAAACGGATTCAAAAATTGCGAAACAGCTTGAGGAAAACCGCGATCTAAATAATTTTACCTTTCATATAGAAAACTCGGCATTGTCAAAGCGCAAATTAATTCAACGCGGTTGGGATACAAAGCCCAGTGATATCTTAGAGAGCGGGTATTTCTGGGTGAATACAATAACACTTGACCAATTAAAAGAGAAGTATAATATTCCCTTTGACACCCTGATCTTAGATTGCGAAGGCGCACTTTATTATATTCTGATGGATATGCCCGAAATTCTAAATGGTATCAATCTGATTATAATGGAAAATGACTATCACGATATACGTCATAAGTCGTTTGTGGACTCTACGCTAAAACAGAATAACTTTTACAATTGTTACAGGGAAGCCGGTGGTTGGGGCTGTTGTTATTCTAATTTCTTTGAAGTCTGGAAAAGATTGTAAGGAAATATGTAGTCATCTAGACCGCTGGACATTTCAAACGGGCATAAAGCAAAACTCACCTTCCCCAAGGGTCGGCCGTAAGGATGGCACTTACGGTAAAATGGGCTTGAAACTTGTTTAGAAATGTCCAGCGGTCGCCGACCAACGGGCATTTTAAATGCCCGTTGGTCTAAAACAGTACGTGAATACTCGTTATATGCACGACCAGGCTCATAATTTTACGTTATTTGTGAAAGGAATTCTTCCAGAATTTTTCACAAATAAGAAAGTTCTTGATGTTGGATCCGGCGATATCAATGGGAACAATCGTTTTTTGTTTGACGAATGTCAATATGAGGGAAATGATGTTATTCAGGCCCCCAATGTTACGATTGTGGCGCAGGAGGCGCAGGAGTTACAGGGGTTAAGATCCGCCAAATGAAGTGAAGTGGTCTTAAGTTCAGTACTTGACGGTACGCCGTATTCTTGTTTTTCTATAACGAGCTTTTTGGTTACGCCGTCTTTTTATAGAACGTCTGCGCCCACCTTGTGATCTCTCAGGATTTTCAGCTCTCCATGTTTCTTTTATAATCATTAAAACTTTTTCATCCGTATTAGGAGAAGTCCCTTTTATGCCTGTTATATAATCTAGGATAATTGTCTTTAATAGTATTTTTTTTCTTTCAGGATCATTCGCTCCATATGCTGTACCATTACAAATACCAATAAAAGTTGCATCTGTTTTCATTATTTTTAAATTTTTCAGTGTCCTATCTGAAACCATTTTTACATATTCAGATTTAATAGTTTTATATGTTCTAATAGCCATACTTTCAGCCCAAGACAATAATTTATTTGATTGTTCTTCTATCTGTTGTTTAATTTCATCCGCAGTTAAATTACATGGATCCATATTATTAATAATATAATCTACGGCATTTTTCATATTTTTTAAAATACCATTCGCATCCATTTCTAATATTTATAAAAGAAATTAATTATACGGGCCATACGCCCACGCCTGCGGACCCGTGGCAGTTACTGTGAACTCATTGCCATCACTCGTGGCTGTTATAGATAAGTTATCATAGTTAAACAGAGCACGTGGGGGCGATAGGATTCCGCAATTATCTAAGGATATCCAGGAATTCTCATCATGTGTTATATTGTTGAAAAACAGTTTGAATTCTAGACCCGGATAGTAAATAGCCGTCTTCCGATCAACAAACACATAGAAATGGTAAACAGTCTGGTTCGTAGCTGTTATGCCTTGACCTGCATTGTCAGTATAATTCACCGTCTCTCCTGTGGTGCCTGTGGCCGTTGACATATCAAGATGGAATACGCCCGTATAACGCGGATCCAACACAATTCGTCCAGAATTATCAGGTATAACCGTCGTAGTATTATTATTACGACGACTATACGTACGTAGGACAGAGGTCATCTAACTATCCAGCATATCTAAAACGTGCCACGCAAGGTATTGATGGCATTCGTATATACCTGCGAGGCGTTCACAAATGGTGTCACTACTTCAGGGGTATCTGTATCCTTCTTTTGCGCGGCCATCTGCTTGTCCTGGAGCCTCTTCAAAATCATCACTTCCTCGGATGTCAAGCCGGAATAGCTGGCCTGGGGCTCAGAACCTTTAGGCTGCGTACCCAGAGTACAAGGCTTCCACAAACACAGGTCCGAGTTTTCGTTGAATAAGTACCCGAGGACGAGAACAACAATTACCGTCAGTCCAAGGGCCACGACAATATTGCGCGTAGCTACAAAAAGAACCGCAAAGAGGAAGAAACGCCTGACCGCCGGCCTACTCAGAACCTTCTCTTGCTCCTTCGTGATTTCCAGCGACAAGAAGCGTCCACCCAGATTCAGAAGTAACATCATCACACCTATGAAATACGGATTGGTGTTGATGGATGCCATTAAGATATCCATCGGGTTTGCTATTGTGGCTGCCCCCGTTACAGCGGTTGCTATAGATGCCGGGACGCTCATCTGTTTTAGGTAGACTTTGTAAAAACAAGAACGTCTGCTCCAAGAGACACGTAAGACAAGGCCAAGAGAACTCCAACGGTGGGACACCAGGCTGCCGATAGCAAGACAACCGCGAGGAGAAGTATACGAGTTATAGGGAGAGCATAGCCATCGACGAGTGACTGGGGATAAGGGTTCTCAAGGCGCATACCTGTGAACAAAAGCCATCCTAAGAGAACCGAGGCCACTAAAACACGCAAATATTCGTCTACCTTGGAGTATGGTTCATACCACATTTACTCTATCGGGATATTATTTTGAGGTTCTTGAATTGCCCTTCTGGCTATTGCTTTGGACGGCGTAGGTGTCCACGCGATCCTGTACAATCTCCTGAGGATCTCCTCCAATCACTTTCTCGGCAAACCACAGTTCCTTGCCAGCCACGTCCATGACGATCCTGTTATTGAACCCCTCTTTTACACCTGCCGGCTTTTGTAAGGGGCGATTTGCCCATGTCATCGCTATCGCCATGGCGAATAAGAGCGCCGGTATCCATCCCGCGGCCATGTATACGACATATAGGAGAAGGAGTAAAAGGGTTCTTCCGATGGTCGTGGACAGTTGCCAGCGCCAGGCTGCGGGAATCTTCTCGGCGTAGACTGCCCACATGAAAATAAGTGCGCAGGTCACAGTTATGTAGAGATGGCTGGATTGTTTTGTCCAGTCAAGGACTTCCTGTTGGAATTTTGCTCCGCCGACCATTGTGGGCATCCGAAGAGGGGCAGGGGAAGCAGAAGCAGTGGCCATTCTAACATGGTTTTTTAATGTATTTGAGCGATAGAGGTGGAGATGTCAGGTTGTTCACTCCACGAGGCGTTCCCGGATACCGCCACACGTTCCGGCCAGAAAGCAAGGCGAGATGAGCGAGCTAGGGCAAAGAAATGCCAGAGCCCGGCATTAGCGTTTTTGAAGGCTACGGGGGACTTGGATCCGGATCGGCAGGCACTGGTTCCTTTGACACCGGCGGAGAAGTTGACTCGTGCTGATGAGTTTTCGCAGCAGAAGCTCATTCAGGGATTTTCTTCTAGCACGTCGGTGGAACCACAGTACGTTGGAGCAAATGAAAGTTATGCTGGGAAGATAATGGGCGGTGACCCGGCCACCGTAATGGGGAAGAAGGTGAATGATGTGATTGGTTCTGGCCCTGGCTCTGCCTCTGGCAGAGAGCCCGCGGCAGCCACGAGTGCCTCTGAACTCCCCGATATTACGAGGAGCCAGGACGGTACTCCGGTGCCGAGCTATTTCGGCAAGAGTGAGAACCAGGGATTCGCCGATTTCAGCAAGTCGTTGACGGATAATACTGGGTATCAGATTCCGGGAGCAGATTTCCTAGGATCTTTCCGGCAATCGGGCTTAGATAAGGCTTCGGGAGAACAGAATCTTCCGATCCCGAATATCAATTCCGTGTGGAAGCCCATTACACCGAGTGGTACGAATACGAGCTTTTTTGACTCTTCTGGAGGACGTGATGATAGTATATTCAGTAAGGATGAAAAGGAGTCCTTGCTGAATAAACTGGATACTTTGTTTGCGCGTCTGGAGGATCTGGAGTCAAAGAAGAATCAGCATTCGCATGTGGAAGTGTCTATCTTTATTCTCAGTGGGCTGGTCCTGCTGTTTGGACTGGAGACTGTGCGGAAGATACGTTAGGCTTGTATTTGTTTTTTTGATTTGCGAAGAGTGACTCTTTTAGGGGCTGTTCGTTGATTTCCTCCTGTTTTCGCAGTGTATATTAGGTTATACAGATTATCCATTTTAATGTAATCTTTATCTTCTATGAATACCTTTAACATTTCTTTGATTTCTTTTATTTGTACTGGTGTATATTCCTCTAAAAATAATAATTTATTCAGATACTTCCACAGATCAACTTCCGCTATATCAGCCTTTAATGTATCTAATTTTGTTTTATATGTCACGTTATTGCCATTAGCCTTTCGTATTCCCCAAAAAATACTGGCAAAATATTTATTATCTTTTATTCCGTAGGTTCCACGTATTGTACTCCATTTTTGTCCGTTGAAGAATGGCTTGAGTACATTTGTGATTATTTCTTGAGAATCAGTGCTTCTTGATACGTTTTCTTTTAAAGTTATTAATTTTTTTGCTTTATTTTTTTCAGTGGCGGCTATCACGCGAAGTACGCCTGCTCCTGTGCCTGCTGCTACGCCTGCTCCTGTGCCTGCTGCTGCGCCTGCTCCTGTGCCTGCTGCTGCGCCTGCTCCCGTGTGTGCTTCTGCTCTATCTTTATCAGTAAATGATGGTGGCTGAGGAGGTACAGGTGCATTGGGTTCCTTAAACATCTTCTCCAATTTACCCTTTAGCGTAGTGTACAGAGTTTTTTTACGATCTATAATCGTTTTCGCCAGCTCCACAAGCTTATCAATATGAGAAATATAAAGTGTATACCCTGTATTTATTTGTTCCAAGGCCTCTTTCTGTGTCGTTAATTCAGCAATATAATCCCTATCTTGTGTGGAAGCAGTACTCAACTTCTGTATGAGTAACGCGAATGCTTTTAACGTGGTTTCATTCTCTTTCTGGAAGCCTTCTAATAGAGTTTTCTGCCCTGTTAGCTTGAGAAGATCATCGGTTTGAAGTTGCTCATATTCTTTGACAAATTCCCTTGCGTTGTTAAAATTGTCTATTGTTATTTTTTCTCTCATAGTACTCTCATCTAACATCGTTACACGCGCTTCAATGGGTTTTATAAGAGCGTCATATTCTTCTTGTGATAATTTTGTTTTTTCCACCACTGTGGGTAAAAATTCCAAAGGAGGTTTTGCCGTGGATTGTGTATCTGATTTCTTTCGGATAAGATCACCAGGGTCTATGTAAGCAGGCCTTTTATGAGGTGGTAATAAATACGCAACATTCAATAAAAGTTTCTTCAGACGCACATTCGCAATATTCTTCAAAAAATCTTGATAAAATCTTCCTTCTTTTGTTGTGTACAAAATAACTGGATCAGTACCATCGTATTCTATGAATCTTCTCCAAAAACTAACGAACCCGTCTTGATGGTCTACCAAATATTTTCGCACATCATCCTCTGAGAAAAATAAGGAGTCAAAGAGTGCTCGTTCGTCTAATTGAAAGTCTTTGGGATTTAATGTCAAGAAATTTTTTATTTCGGCATCTGTGAGGTTCGTGCGAACGCGAATACGATTTTTTCCGCTGTAATTCCATAGGAGTTTTGTTTGTTTACCGGTTGCTTTGAGGTTACGTACAGGCTCCTTATTTTCTTCATCAAGCAATACCGCCGCAATAATGTGTGCTATAACAGCCTCTGTAACAACATCATCGTCCTTCTCACCATTACCCCCCACCATCTTTTGAATAGGTATATTCGGCGTTTCACCGAATACATCGCCGCCTCCGCTGCCGCCTCCGCTGCCGCCTCCGCTGCCGCCTCCGCTGCCGCCTCCGCTGCCGCCTCCGCTGCCGCCTCCGCTGCCGCCTCCGCTGCCGCCGCCACCTTGTACACGCGTCATTGGAATTTCTGTAGCAGGTGTTTGTAAAACAGAACCTCCACTATATCCTGGAGGAGGCGAATCACCCATCTCTAATATATCACCCGCGAAATTATAATAACGAGCAAAACGAGGGTCTAAACTCCTCCGGAATGATACGCCTAGTATATCATCATGGACGCCACCATGAATCCAGACCCGCAGACCCGTAAGAAGAAGATTCACTGTAAGCAGGAATTGATTATTTCCAGTCTTCAGCGTTTCTACGGGGCTCGTACCGATATCAATGAGATCGTGGATCTGCTCAAAGGTACTAGCGAGGTCAGTCTCCGTTTAATAGACTGGTTCGTCACGAATTACAGCAAAGCGAATAGCACTTCCTATATCCTGAACGGCCAGGAGTTTGTCGTGTACATGAATTACAAGAATCAGTTGAAGGCGTACAGCAAGAAACTGTTTGATCCCTTTTGTAGGCGCGAGCGCATTAGTTTCCAGATACCCGGATATGAGGCATTTTTGACGACGGTCGGAAAGCTAAATTTCTTCCGCTGGGCTCTGGAAAAGGGTATTCTGGATTATATCAAGGGACACCAGCCTGAGATTGAGAAACAGATGAATCAGGCAATGCGCGAGCAAACGAAGACGAGGAATTCGACCGCGACTTCTTCCACTTCTGCGACGTCTGCGACTTCTTCCACTTCTGCGACTTCTGCGACTTCTGCCACTGTTGCTTCTACGTCAAAGGGTGGTCAGACACGTAAGCGCACTGTTAATACGGAGCCATCAGCAATCAAGCTTCTACAGAAGCATGATTGTCCGATTGAGATGCGATGGGATTAGGCCAAAAGGCCAAAAGGCCAAAAGGCTATAGAGCCAAAGGGCTCCTAAGTATGATACACCTTCTCCTGTTTATTAATCTTCGGTCGCATTAATTCAAACGCCGTCAACGAATCAATCCCATCTTCCTCCTTCTTCGGGCCAATCCATCTACTCTCCATGCCTCTTTGTAAGAGACGCCGAGACTGCTCCACGCCCCTATCACTAATATCCTCTTTCACCGCTGATTGTAGTTCGCGTACAATATTACGAGAATCCCCTTTAACATCGTACGTCTCAAAATAAGGATTGTTATTCATATTATCCATCATCATTCTGCGTCTACTGTCCACCAGTGCCTTGTACAACTCCTTCTCCTCTTCTAATCTAGCCTCTTCTTGGGTCAACTGAATCCGCTGCAAAGTATTCCGTATTTTCTTGTCAAGCTCATCCAGCATTTTCTTGAACTCCGGATCCTGGCTAGGCACTACATAGGGCTGTGCCGGTTGCATATCTTCCCTGTACAGACGCGACGGTGTCGGGCTCATGTCCATGTAGCGAGATGTCCCTTGGACACCTCTCAGAGAATTCGTGAGTGCGGGAGAATCCGTTTGCCAGTGCTCCACAAGACGGCTATTGTTCAAATCGGTGGCCTGGACTTCTCTGCGACTGCGAAGACTAAAACACGGTGGAGGAACTTGGGGCATGTAGGCGATCGGAAATGGCTGCATGGTTCAACCCTCTATTTACATCCTTTTAAAAATCCTTATATATGTTAAAGGATGGACCTGTTTAGTTTTATTGGTCGTCAAAAGGCAAAGGAAGTAACGGGTGGAATAACACCAGGTCCAAATAATATAAATGGGATAAGGAACTTTTTAAGACGCCACACAGTGAAATCAAATAAGAATTTAAAAAATTCTATGAATAAAGGAAAAAGAAGAGAATTGGAAAAAATAGTAGAGGCTGGTTATGGAACATATAGAAAAGAAACAGTGAATGCCGCAATAAATATACTCAAACGTGTGAATACCCCATTAAATGTTCGTAATAGAAGAAAAACTCGCATGAATATGACTAACGGAATTGCGCTTGGCCCGCGTTCGCAATCACCTTACAGTTATCTTAAACCCCTCGGCCCAGGTCTTCCTCCTCGTACTCCTCTCCGTGGCCCACCTCTTCCTCGCCGTGGCCCACCTCTTCCTCCCGTAGAATCCAAGCCAAGGCCTTATAATTCTGAGAATTCTGAAGAACTCCCTCCTATCCAAGAGACAATAGAGTGGTTTCGCGAATATAGCTCTGGAAATATAAAGAAAAATTTAAAAAATATGGGTTATCCTGAAGAAGAAATTGGCCTAGCCTTGGCACAAGACACAACATAAACCCCTTTTACACATATTACACCAGAGATGTACATTATCCCCTATTACATAAAAGCAGATGGTAATACCAAAATCACCTGGGTCTTCCTCTCGCAAGGCGGTAAGAAGGCGTGGAAAACGGATGAGCCTGGAAGCCTCACAAAGAAATTTATTGAAACCACCTACCTGATTCCTAATGCCTTTGTGGGTAAGACGAGCTGTGTAAAAGGGGATACTCTGTATTTTCAAGTAGACCCGGCAGCCATGGCCATGGGCGACTTTTACACATGGACAGAGTTCTTGAAGTCCGGCAAGCCGATTCCTTCCGACATAGATATTTGGCGCCCCTTTGTTTTTCTAGAAGGCGATGAGGGATGGAAAAAGGAGGCTGAGTCGGCCTCTCTACCCTTTTCTTGGGACGGTCTAAGCTCTGCGTGAGATATAATCTTAGATGCAGCAGACTGCTTTTAATAATCGTCGTACGCGTCGCGCGAGTGCCACTGAATCATCTCCTGTCGGTCTGAATACGGAGTTAGAGAAGTTTCTGAATGTCAATGCCAGCGAGGCGTATCAACGGCCGTGGCATCGCCTGGAGCGTGGTCTGCGTCTGAATCGTATTCGCAAGTTCGTGGATTCTGAGAAGCAACGGATGGGCTTGACGGATGATGATGCCGATGCTTTGAAGCAGCGCTTGGAGAAGGCACTGGATAAGAAGATGCTAAATAGCAAGACTTGTGTTGTGTATGATATTGAGAAGGAGGAGATTCAGGAGATCAAGGGGCTTGTGTACCATAAGACGGCAGAGGGGCGTATTTTATCCAGTATCGTGGACAAGAAGACAGCAATTACCTTTCGTAAGAAGCCTTTGAAACTTGCTGCCTCCGCTGCTGGCGCTACGCAATCTGCAGATGAATTAAATATGAAACCCGAGGGCGCTGCTGGGGATGGTCCTCAGGCGTAAAATGAATAACGCAGTTGCGGATTTCTTAGAATCCATGGAAGAATCTCATCCTCTGGGTGCCCACGCAAAGTTTTACGATGCGTGGGCAACCGATATTCAGTCCTTTGCTGAGGAAGGAGGCGTTTTACAAACCGATGGAGATAGGCGAACTCTGACCATGTTGTTGGAGATTCGTCGCTTAGTACACGAGGCTTCTACGGGCGGATTAAACACTATGGTTGCTTGCGCTTCGCAAGCGCAAGAAGCAGATCCTATCTGGCACTGGCTTCTCACGGCCACTCAGGTGGAACAGCGCACTCCCGAGTGGTACCAAGAAACCCGCAACATGATCACGGCGAGTGAAGTGGCCACCGTATTCAAGAGCGGACGGACGCGCGGCCAACTCGTAATGTCAAAGGCGAGTCCACCCGCTGAGCGATTCATCGCTTCTCTCGCTGTACCAAAGGCTTCCACAGGCCCAATGGACTGGGGTGTGAGATATGAGCCGGTGGTAAAAGAGTTCCTGGAGAATTCCTTAAAGGCGAAAATCCACGACCTCGGCCGTATTCGGCACAGAACGAATCCGAAGATTGCTGCCAGCCCGGACGGCTTAATAGTGGCCTCTGAAAAGGCCCCAGAGCTCGTTGGTCGTCTCGTGGAAATCAAGTGCCCTTCTACACGTATCATCAAAGACGGCGAGATTCCATTTGAATACTGGTGCCAGATGCAGCTTCAAATGGAAGTATGCAGCGTAGACGCCTGCGAATTCGTAGAGGCGAAGTTCGTAGAAGAGCTTCCTCCAGACGAGGCAGACCCTTTAGCAACCGGATTCATCAGCCTCATAACAAAGGACGATGTCAACAAGTATGTCTATCGCTCGTCTGCTTCTGCTCATTCTGCTCCTCCTGCTGCTTCGCTTGCAGATGAATGGACCCTGATCGAAACATATCCCTGGTATCTTCTGAAATTGCGTCGTGTAACAGTGCCACGCGACGTAAATTGGTTCGCCCAATCTCAACCAGCCTTTGAGCAATTCTGGGCCGACGTAGAGGGAGCAAAAGCGGGCACGTGGATTCTTCCACCCGGCAGAACCAAGGCTGCCCGTTGTCAAATCGCTGACGATTCTCAGTGAACGGGATCGCGTCTATAGTTATTGGTGGTCTGGTCATAATTACCCACCTCCTTATTTTGCTTCTCGTCCGGTTTTTCATAAAAGGTGCGCGTCGTAGAGTCGTCTGTACCTACAGAATCTTCAAAGCCCTCAAAACCCATGTTAAAGGGGATGTCGTTAAACCACTTCTGTTCAGACAGCTGTCTCGCAATGGCGAGTACAAGCGTGGCCATTACCAACCATAAAAGGACCTGAAAATACTTGTCCATTCTGTTGAAGGGCGAGGAAATCTTCCGCCCGATTTACTGGTTCGCATACTTCTCCGTCCAGTTCCTAGCATTTATCGCATACTCCACGGGATCCGTCTTGTACAGGTGCGCAATTTCCGGGACAAGTGGGTCATTCGGATTCGGATCCGTCAGCATAGAACAAATACTCAGGAGCACTTTGCTGATAGTGAGTGCCGGCGACCACTTATCCTTCAAAATATCCAAGCAAATGATGCCGGCCGAGTTGATATTCGGGTGATAAATCTTCGTCGTAAAGGTCACGGTCGGACACTTAAAAGGATAGTCGACGGGAAACAGAATACGAAGCCTGAAGACGCCCCCCGCATAAGGAGAATCCGAAGGGCCAATAATAACACCCTCCCATCTGTACATGTCGTCTCCCTCCGGCCCCCCTGAACAATTCAGCGGGGGATCGTCCCTGAGATCTACCAGTTCTCGTGTTATACGCTTTGCCGCCATATTATACTATATACACAATCAACGCTTTAACTTGCCCTGGGTCGCACATCCAATCCAATAATCGGCAGCTGCCACGAGCAGTAAGACGCCGGCAACAGCCCCGACCATTTTCAGCAACCGGATTTCCCTAGAATCCCCTTTTACACCCATATCAGAAAATCCGCTTACTACCTTTGACTGTAATTCTTTCAGACAATCGCCATCCCGGTGATTGACCTTTGGATATCCATTTTGGCATATTGTCTTTACCGTAGAATTGTATTGATCTAGGGTAAGATTTGCCGAGTGAACCCACCGCCCCTGCATCGGCTTTCCACTCGCACAATTGCCTGATGACTGATCCACAGTACCTCCCCCAGTACACGTTACATCCTCCGGATTCTCCACGTACCAATTGCCCGTATTCAGATTTTTCACGTTTCCGTCTTGGTCTCCCACCTGATTCACAGTATATACACAAGATGTGTTTCCAGTACCGTAAACAGAAGATAATACAGGACCAGGGTTAAGTGCATTTTGTAGGTCTTCCAGCATACCTCCCGCGAGACCACGAACCTTAGGAAATCCTGCCCCAGAAAGACGGTTCTGTGTTGTTTGTCCAAGGCCATCACCAGTAGGAATACCCTGAATATACTGCCACATCTTCGCTCCGTTAGAGCAGAGTTGGCCGGATTGTACAAAAGTGTTTACACCTAGCGGTCTTAATTGAGAAAATCCTGCCGACCATTGATTAGTTGACTGTCCGAAACCTATAGTATCAGCGTAGAAGGCTGCGGCTTTTCCGGCATCCATTACACTTGCCACACTATCGCCGTCATAGACACCAACCTCATTAGGTAGCGGTATGGCATCTGAAAAACTATAATCAGGCCCAAAGATACTCGGCGCTTTTGTGGGTACAAAAGGTGCTGGTAGAATAAATCCACCGCTTTGTCCTACTGGAGAAGGGGTAGGTGGCGTTTGTTGAACTTGTTGCGTATCCGCCATCTAGAACGGAGAAAGATAAAAAGTGATGTTCGGTATAAAGGATTAATGAAAAGTCCCTCCACGAACAATGACGTCTCTCTTTCCTTCGTTGCGCAAATCACAGACTCCTCCCGAGTTCTCCTGGAATCCTGAGTGGAATGTGTTAGAGGGGTCTGGTAAAATAAGTGAATGTGATAAGTGCAAAGATATTGACTACCAGGATCATGAGGATCTTATTGTGTGCAAGGAATGTGGAGATGTCGTGGAACGGCCACTCGACATGGGAGCAGAATACAGATTCTTCAGTGCAGACGACAAGGGTGGTGGCGACCCTTGTCGTGTCGGCGCGCCTACAGATCCGAGGTTTTCCGATTCATCGCTCGGCACCATTATCCTTGGACTCGGACAAGGAGGCCATGGTTCGGCTCGCGGAACAATGATGCGTATTCGCCGATTCCATACATGGTCCATGTTTCCCTATAAGAAACGGAGTCTACTCCAAGTATTTGAGCAAATGACTCTGGCAGCAACTAACCATGGCATTGAGCAACGCGTCATTGAGAACGCGAAGGATTTGTATGTGCAGTTGGTGGAGCACTGCGACAAGCGTGGACTGTCGCGCGCCTCCGTGGTCGCATCATGCTTATACAGCGCCCTCAAAATGGTGGGCGCTCCGAGGAAGCCGAAGGACGTGGCGGATATCTTCCATCTCCAGAATGCGCAATTCACAAAGGCCTTCAAGGACTTCCAGTGTATCCTGGCGATGGCGAAACAGAAGGGACTTCTCTCAAAGTCTACGGTGATTCCTTCACAACTGAGCACTACCCATTCTACCGACTACATTGCGTTTCCGATGTCAAAGCTCCCGATTGCGCGGAGCGACGCTGAGGGCCTACGCCTACTCACGATTCGCGTTGCTGAGATTGCCGAGGCGAAAGAGCTGAGCAAGGAGAACATGCCTCCGTCCCTCGCCTCGGCAGTCATCGCGTTTGTCTTACACCGGTGCGGGTACGATAAGATCACGACGGGTGAGATTGCTACCGTCTGCGATGTTAGTGAGGGGACTCTTCTCAAGTGCCTCCGACGTCTAGAGCAATCGGAAGAATTGTTGCGACCTATCCAGGCAAAAAAGAAGGGGTCTAATTAGTATGGGAGTAGTATCTTCCAGTTTGAATACAAAATCCCCATTAGCGATTTTAACAGAAGCCGAGGAGGGAAAGAAGGCTCCTGAAGAAGTGATACGATGGATTCTAGCGAATAGCGATTTCACCGATATGTTGGATCTAGTAAATCTGGAGAAATGCCGTCTTTATATGTGGCAGGGCATGAAATTAGTAAAACGAGTGGAGGCGCCTCGTGGGGATATAAGTATTGATCAACAGAGATATGAAAATAATAGATGTTTTAAACGTTCTCGCTATTATGTGTTTTTAATGCAAAATGTCATGGCACTGGCTCTTACTACGTGGAACACCCCGCCCTTCAAGCGCGATACGATATATAAGTTAAAACCTCCGAGCGGAGGCGCAAGCAGAGGACAGCGTCAGCAGAGCAGAAGCAGCAGCAGGCGCAGCAGCAGGAGAAGCAGTAGAAAAAATCAGATAGGTGGTACAATCACTGAACCGAGGTTGCGAGATGATATTTCCAGAACAGTGTTTTCCTCATTCTTAATAAATTTTTTCGATATTGATTCTTCCACCGCAAGACGTGGATATGAAAGGGGGCGCTATGATAGGGATCCCTATCAAAGGAATCCCTATGAAGATATTCCCACAACATGGTTAAAGTCATCTGTTTCAGGAACACCAGGAACTTTATTCATAGAATGGGAGAGTCCAAGAAGGACTGCTAGTAATACGAATAGACAGTTAACACTTAAGTGTGAATATAACGTAAAGTCACGTACTGACGCAGCGCGCAATTACCCAGGAGAAATACAATTAAAACAAGAGGGCTCTGATGGTGGAATAACAATGTATCTTGGTTCATCCGATTCTAAAAGGCAAATTGCTAGAATATTTTCTTCTGCGCGCCCTTCTGCGGAATCATTTTCGTTCATCTTAGAAAGTAGTGGCTCTGCGCGTTATAGTGGTTCAGAAATAAAAAAATTATTTGAGGCAATACACAATTACTTCACAAATGGAGATTATGGCACAGGATATGTTGGTACTACTACTACGACTGGATGGAATACGGGAAGAAGAGCGACCAGTGGCTCTTCATCCACCGTGCCCAGAGGTGTATACACAGGACTAGATATACTTGAACCGCTATTTCGTTCGGTATTTAATAATCAGGCCACCATGCCAAAGGCATATTTAGTCGCCAGAGCAATGACGCTCATGGATCCTATATTTCCGTACGAGCAACAGGATGGCAGGGCTATCCTATGCCATGTCTGTAACACGGACAAGATGGTGGATGATACGACACGGCGGGAATACGCAATGCCTGGGCCCGGATCTTCTCCAAAAACTAATATTTATTTGCGCTCATTTGTCTCCCTCTTCTATACCGCTGAGCTCGAGTCTACAGATACATCCACTCGTTCCGCCGAAAGAATCCGCATGAGGAAAACTCCTGAAATGGAAGCAGAGCTAAAAGGGGTGAGTGAACTTATGGCAAAACTGTATAATATCCGCGAGAATCGCGATACATTTTTAGAATCAGACAAAGTATTCACGGCCTATGGTGGCAGACTCTGTGGAGATAATAAAACAAAAAGTTATCCGTTTGAATACCGCCACCCCGAATTGATCCAAAGTATGCAGGAAGTTGTCATAGTGCCCATGTTAGAGTACCAGCGCCAACACAACAAGGCGGTCACAGACATTCTTAAGAGGATGTTCGTCAAGACGGGCGATTCTCTGAAATTATCTGCCGAGCTTGAGGCCGACTTGAATACCGAAACAGACCGCAATCTTCAGGTGTACTGCGCGGCCATTCGCAATCTTCTTCTGAATTATTATTTGAAAGCAGAAGCGTTTTTCATCATGGGCGTTCTCATGCTGGAAAAATACAAACGTTATACTTCCTTAGAAGCCTAAAATAGGAAATCGCCGGCTGATAAATCCAACGGATAGATTGTAAGCTATCCATTGGAAGACGGAATTGATTTTCCAACCCGCCGCCGCCGAGCCGCTGCCACAAGCCAAGAAAACGCCCCACGGACTTTTCACCCTGGCCAGGGCCTCCACGGCCGCCATATCATCGCTCAGAATAATGCCAATGAGCTCGCCAGTAGGCACCACACGATGGAAGGTATTCCAGACAACCACCGATCCCCCACGCTCATCTGCCTTCCAGAAACTGATTTCCGCCCCCGGCTCCGAAGTCCACACCTGAACCCCTTTTACACAGTTCGCCCATATTGCTTGAGCGTCAGCACCTTCTATGCGTATCGCCTGCCGAGAATGTGGAGGAACACTAGATTCTAAGGACATTAGTATACCAGCGCTAAGAGGAGGAATACTTGGCCGAGGAGTTTCTAGAAACATGAGATTAGGTGGAAAAGGAGGCTCAGTCATATTTATCCCTCTCGCTACAAGAGCCTTCGCAACCCCCTTTTTTCTCCAAGCAGGATGTACACAGAAATAATCAATCACACCCGCTAGACTCCATGTTACGGCATCCACGTGTAAATTGCATATAATTCTACGCACCAAGGTGCCTATAACTTCGCCCCTACTATTTACAACAATGAGGCCTTCCCACCGCTTCTCCTCTAACATCTTTATAACATGGCTGGCTGGTACTAAGCAACGGCTATGTGAAGACTTGGAAAAATATCTTGACCAGAGCTCCACCGTGGCAGGAACTTCGTTAGGTGTTAAAGGGAGCATGGTACAGCCGGCAGGTAAAATTATGCGGCGCTGGGAATGTGTAGATTCCAGGAGTTTGGGAGGATATCCCGACCACGCGTGACAGGCGAGTGAAAACCACGTGGGGAACATCGGATTGCCTGACCAGACAGACTGCATGGCCATAAAAGTTGATATGTAGTCGTGCCTCGTCTTAAAATCCCGCCGTGACCATTATGAATTATCAACTCCCCGCGAAGAAGCGTTGTTCTCTAGATTCGTGTAACAAGAAGCTGGGTCTGTGTGGATTTGCCTGTAAGTGTCAAATGGAATTCTGCTCTGTTCACAGGGATCCTCTGGTTCACAAGTGTACCTTTGATTTCCATGCAGAGGCGAAGAACAATCTTCTGAGGACGATGTCTACTGCCGTGGTGGGCAAAAAGGTGGATGTTATTTAGTAAGGACGAATGCCGGCTCTCGTCCCCCTCCTATATGGCGTATACATGGCGTCCATTGACACTCTGATGCTTGGACTGATAAAAGCAATCAGTCTTGGATGGTTTCCTAAAACGGCAATGGTTGTACCCACGGCGATATATGCCTTACAGCCGTGGATTTTTTCCGCTGCGTTGAAACATGAATCTATGGTTGTTATGAACTTGCTTTGGGATGTTCTCAGCGATGTTATGGTCACTGCTAGTGGACTCCTGTTTTTCAAGGAGAAGGTGAGTAGTACAAAAATGCTGGGGGTATGCCTCGCCTGTATCTCCATTATCTTGATGTCGTGCTCGGATACCTGAGTAGGCATTAAAAGCCTATAGAGGCATTAAAAGCCTATAGAGGCATAAGCTCGCCACACATCTATAGAAGAGATGCCCCGTCTAGATAATTTCCTGGGATTTCAGATAAAGCCCAGTAAATCACAACCATTCAATCCATTTTCGGCAGAAATCCATGCCGAGCCGAATCGTAGCCAAGACGTAGTGGAAATGATTGCGCGGCCTTTGGCAAAAACCTATGAGAATTTGCTAGATGCTAGCGGAAGCGTAAGTGTTTCTCGGAAAACCTATGAAAATGTCCTGGATACGACGGCTCCTCTAACCGATGACACCGTCATACCCCTTTTTCCCATGCCTAGGAAATCGGCCGAGCCTATTGCT